TCCGAGCAGAAGGAGGTTACCAACGCCAAGAACGGCGAGAAGTACACGGTAACCACGACCACACCGAAGAACGTCAGCCCGTCCGTGCAGCGTATGTACGATAAGTACAAGGAGCTGGAAGCGAAGTACCTGCCTGAATCCAAGAAGGCAGAACTAGCGACCGCCGCAGCCACCGGGATTGACCAAGGTAAGAAAGACGGCGGCAACTACCTGACAGCTATGCAGAAGCTGGCGAAATTCCTGAACGCACCACTGTCTCATAAGATGTTTGTTGGTGGCGGCGATGCACTGGACTCTGGCGCGACCGATGCGCAAAGCGCTGCGGCTACTTCCGAAGCTGGTAAGAAGGCAGCACAGGGCCTGAAAGAGGGCGAGCACTACGTCGTCGATAAGGACGGGTTCAAACGGTACTACGAAAGCGACGGTGAGGGAGGCTACGCGAAGAACGGGGACGGCAGTCCTAAACTGCTGCCGCCACTTCACAAGGAGAACCCAAAAGCGCAGTACCTACAGGACCGCATCCACAAGTACCTCGACGGCTTGCAGGATGAGAACAAGGACCGCATCAAGCGCGGTCAGGTACCTATGGTTCCAAAGGTCGTCGTGAAGTCGAGTTACACCACATTCGGTACGGACATCATCGACAACGTACTGAAAGAGGTTAGGAAGTCGCACCCGATCTTTGCCGACCTGCACAAGCAGGGCTACAAAGACCTTGGGCAGGGGCAGTTCACCGGAGAGGCCACCGACCGGGAGGATACGAAAGTAGGCTTCCGAGGCAACAAGCACGACTATGCTAAGAATCAAGGTAGTCTGTGGGCGACTACGGTGTCCCCGGCGGGTAAAGAAGGCGTCGACTTCGGTAATGCACACATCATGTTCCACTACGACCAAGACTGGAACCCGCAGAAGATGGCGCAGTTCACCGCGCGAGTACGACGTTCCGACTCTGCCAAGACTCACGCACAGATCGGCAGAGCAAACAGCGTCCGGGTGGAGTCCATGCACGTGCCAAACACGGTTGAGGATTTCATGTTCAACGCGCAGGACGCTAAGATCAAGGGCGTTGAGGACCTGACAGGTAGCACCCGCAGCGCCGAGAAGAATCCGAAGCTGGGCGAGACGCAAGGCACCATCGGAAGAGGGCACCGAGGATTTACAAGCCGTAACGATCAGCGCCGGAAACCTCGCGGAGTTACTGCCGCACCACGTAAGCCGAAAGTGGCAGAACGGGTGGTTACCAAGCTTCCGAAGCTCCCGGCAGCAAGTGCTGACAAAGCGTTAAAACTTGTGATACTGTTGTGACGACCGAGCGGGGCTTCTTCGGAAGCTCCCTCTTTATGCGAAGGGGTGAACCGGAATGGATGACAATAGCCGCATGTTTGACGAGGACTCTTTCACCGACGAGATTCAGACCGTAGACGATGCGCAAGAGTGCGTTAGCTACTTGTCTAGCAACGAGAGGAACTTCCGAAGAGCACTTATAGACGAGGGGCTTTCCCACGAAGAAGAAGAGGAATCCGTCGCTAAGGTCTGGCGGAATCTGATTGGCGCGTGCGAGCGCGTAGGTTTCAGCGACATCATGGTAACAGACAAAAAAGCGCAATTCGGCGCATAGGAGGGAGTCGCGGATGCTACACTGTTCGGAGTGCAACAGGATACTAATGGACAAGACGCCGGAGGGATGGAAGCTACGGACCCGGATGGTTCTATTCACGCCTAGTGGCGCAACGGCGCTATGCCCCTCGTGCAAAACACCCAACCCGATCCCCGTTGAGATGAACGGTGAACCATCCGCAGTACCCCGCCCGAAGTTTGTCGTAAAAGCGCAAAAATAGTATTGACGCCCTTCGGAAGCCAGTGTATTATTCAGGCTGAAATAGGGCAACGAAGTCCACGAACGAGGACAGCCCAAGACACCGACGCACAGTAGCGGGAACCTACCAGCTCGCCCGCTACTGTGCGCATCGACCGAAAGCTTACTGCGCGGCGCAAGCCGGGGTTAGCGAATAGATCGAGTGTCTTGTGCTGTCCTCGTTCTTTTTGCTTAGAAGGGAAGGTGAGCTTAGTGGCTGACACACCAGTAAATGTCCTACCGGACTCCTATCGCGTGTGGGTGCCTATCGAAGACACTGACCTTCTGAAGTCGGTAGAAGTGGACGCGAACGGTGACTGGATAGTCCAAGGGGTCATGACTTCGGACGTAAAGGACGAAGAAGAAGACTCCATCACGCCGGAAGGCATGGACTGCTCGTACTTCCTGACGAAAGGATGGATTAAGTACGAGCACGGCAATAGCCCCAACCAGTTCATCGGGGAACCGCTGGAAGTTAGGGTCGGACAGTTCACCCACCCTACGCTTCAGAAGTCCGTAAACGGTATTTACGTGAAAGGACGGCTATTCCAGAATCGCGAGCTGGCAAAGCAAGCGGTAACGGCCATCGAAGACCTGAAAAAGTCTCACACCAAGCGGACTATGGGCTGGTCTATCGAGGGAGGCGTCAAGGAGCGAGACCGTAAGACTGGGAAGATTCTGAAGTCTGTACTTCGGAACGTCGTGCTTACGATGAACCCGGTGAACACCATGACGTGGGCAGAGCTGGCAAAGTCCTTCTCTAAAGACCACGAAGTGGAGATCAACATGGTCGACAAGTCGCTCGACACAGCAGGGATGGCGGAAGTCATGCCTCAGTCGGTCGAGGGAGGTGCGAAGAGCACCGAAGACGAGCAGGAGAGATGGATTAAGCTCTTTCGTTCGTTTGTCCACGACCATATGAAGGACAAGGACCTTCGGAAGTCTTTCGTAGTAGGCACGGCAGCGGAGGCTGGAATGGGTGCATACCTGTACGGTCGCCACGGCGGGCTGGACTACGACGAAGCGTGTCAGTACGCGGCGTACATCTCCGAGAGGTACCCGGTCCTAAAATCCCTATTCGGGAAAATTGGAGGTGACAACATGCCAACAGCAGCACAGGCAAAAGCAGCAGTGCAGCTTGATACCGACCTTGAAGAACTTCGGAAGTCATTGGAGACTGCCGACGAGGAAGAGGAAGAGCTAATCAAGGCGCACGGAGCTGATGACCAAGACGACGACAACCAAGACGAGGAAGATGGCGACGACGACAACCAAGACGAGGAAAAGGGCGAGGACGAAGAGGAAGACGAGGAAAAGGGCGACTTGAAGAAGGCGCTAACCACGGATTTCGCAAAGTCACTGGGTAAGACGCAACAGCAAGCGTTCGACGTGTCCGGTTTCTTGCAGGACATCGCTGAAGAGTTCGGCTTTAACGTCGACGGCCTTCAGAAGTCTCTGAGCCATGTTGCGAAGCAGCAGGGAGCAGTGGTGAATGCGCTGACGTCGCTTGGCGGACTCGTACAGACTATGGCATCCCGGATGGACGAGCTATCTTCCGATAACGAAGAGCTTCGGAAGTCCTTGGATACAGTCCTGAGCACCCCAGTGGGTCGTAAAGGCGTCGTCAACCAGCGTGAGGTCCAAACCATCACCAAGTCCATGGACAAGGGTAACGGTGCACCGCTGACGCGCAGCCGCGTCATGGAAGTACTGAACAAGTCCTTTGAAGCCGGAAACATGGGGATCGGTACGGAGATCATGCGCTACGAGGGTGGTACACCTTTCGAGCAACTTCGACTTACGTCGGACATTAAACAAGAGCTTGGGCTTGAATAGGTCGCAAGCACACAAAGGGGGAACAGAGCCATGGTACAAGTAGCAGACGTGGGAGAGATCGGCTTCGGACAGAACTCTCTATCAGAGCTTGAAGAGCTGAATAAAGCCCTTGGCACAGGCCAAGACGGCGAAGCATACGGCAATGGCGCATATGCGGACATGTCCGCGATTCGCCCGCAATCGCTGGAAGGAACACTGAAGGTTGTTACTGCACAGCAGAAACACATCAAGTTCTGGAACAGCATCGGCAAGAAACAAGCGTTCAACACCGTTGAAGAATTCAACGTGCTGGACAGCTATGGTGGTAAGTCTTCCCCGTTCTTCACCGAAGGCGGTCTGCCGGGCGAAGAAGATTCCAACTTCGTGCGTCAAGCCCAGTACGTGAAGTTCTTGGGTACTACTCGCGTCATCACCCATCCGGCTACGCTCGTGCGTAACACTATCGGTGATATCGTCGCGCAGCAGACCCAAGCAGGCACACTGTGGCTCCTGACGCAGCTCGAACGTCAATTGTACTTTGCGGATTCCGCACTGGACCCTCTGGCATTCGACGGCGTTATCGCGCAGGTACGGAACTTCGTTTCCGGCAAAAACTACGCCAACCAGCACATTATCGACATGCAGGGTCTCCCTCTGGACGAGAATACGCTGGAAGATATCGCAACTATCATCGCTGATAACTATGGCGGTCAATCCCTTGACCTCCACTTGACGAACCAAGTGCACAAGGACTTCTCGAAGCTCCTGACTGGGCCTGCCGGACGTCAACGTATCGGAGTTGGTGACTCTGCTACACTGGGTGCACCTGTCCGTGGTTACTCCGCGAACACCGCAGACATCAACTTCATGAACAACACGTTCCTGAAGCCTGAGACTGCGCCGCCCGCTGTGTCGGCAAAAGGAGCACCTGCTGTCCCTACAGGCGATGCAACAGCTCCAACTGCGGCAGCAGCAGACGCTACCTCCAAACTGGCAGCAGGTACGTACCACTACTTCGTAACCGCGAAGAACAGTGCAGGCGAATCTGCACCACTGTATGTAGGTGGTGCTGGACAGACCACTACAGCAGGCCAACGCGTTGATCTGAAGATTAACAGCGTAGTGTCTGACCCTGTTGCCCTGACGTATCGTGTGTACCGTGGTTACACAAATAACCCGGCAAACGCGCTGTACGCTTTCGAAATCAAGGCTGTGGCTGGTGCATCCCAAGTGATCCCTGACCGCAACTTCGATATTCCGGGCACCCACACGGCTGTGCTGATCGACAACGACAGCGAGAACGTTCTGACGTTCAAGCAGCTCGCTCCGCTGATGAAGCTCCCGCTGGCTCGTATCTCCGCCTCCGAGCGCTTCATGATCCTGATGTACGGCATGGTGCAGGTGTACAACCCGCGCCGCATCGTCGTAATCAAGAACATCGGAACGCTGGGACTCAACAGCAACCGCGAACTGTTCGGTCCGGTCTACGGCCAAACAAGCTTTGGTACTGTGAAGCCAGTCGCTCGATAAGACGGCCATACAACAACGAGGAAGGGCATGGGCTAGTCCAAGCCCTTCCTTTTTGCATCTATAAACCCACTAAAAAGGAGCGGTATAAATGCCAAAATTTCAGAAGCACTTCGGGGAGTTCCCCGAGAACGTTAGAGTGGCAGGCGAGCTGGTTGAATTTGACGAGGGCGGCGTAGCGGACGTATCCGACGCGGTAGCCGAGGTCCTTACAGAGCTTTCGCACGAATACCGTGCGCTGGAAGCCCCGGAAGAGCCTTCCGAAGACGGAGATGATCAAACTAAGGACGACGAGAGCGATCAACAAGAGGACGAAGCAGGATACTCTCCAGTGGCTCCTGAGGAAGCAGCCGCAGAGCCTGAAGTAGAGCCTGCTGCTGCTGAACCTGCTGCTGAACCTGCTGCTGAAGTAGTGGCGCCTGCTGCACCGAAACGCACTGCACCTGCCCGCCCTGCGGCTAAGAGATAAGAAGGAGCTGACGAC